GGGCAAGTTCAGTCGGAGCCCGAACCATATCCGCGTGCTGGACCTCGATGGCTTTTTCTATGCCGTCGATGCGAGCGAAGACCCGTTGTTCAAGGCTCCGCGACTCGCGATCGATCGCCGCGTTGGTAATCAGGGACGGGTCGGGGTTTGGCAGCACTTCGGATGATCTTCGCGGCGTTGTCATCTAATCACCCCTCTGCCACGAGACACAGCAGCTTCACGATCGCCACTGCGATGACCAGCGCGTCGATGAGCGTGGCGTGGTCGGTCACAGCAACGTCAGTATCTCAGGCCGTGTCCGAACCCGCCAAACAGCATCGCGATGACCAGGACGATCACCACGAGCCCGATGATGCCAAAGCCGCCGCCACCGTAGTAGCCTCGCGACTGGCCCCAATAACCGCCGCCAAGTCCGCCGAACAACAAGATCACCACCAAAATTACCAAAAGCACGGCACGCCTCCATCAGTGAACCGTCGCCTTCAGGCGACGGAGGAAAGCCGGGCCGCGCGACAGCGTGGCACACGGCCGTTGAACTGGGTAATGAACTGGGGTATAAGACGAGATGCCGCCAGTGCTGGAAACACTGACGACACCTCTGACCAGTCGAGATTGAACCTCAACATGGCTGACCAAATCGTAACGCCCCAGGTCCGCAGCTTCAAGTTTCGCCTGTTCACTACGGGCGCGCAGGAAACCGCATTGACCGACATGCTCGGCGCGTTCTGCGATCTGTACAACGCCTGTCTGCAACAGCGGATTGAAGCCTACCAGCGTCGCGGGATCAACCTGCGTTACGGCAATCAGGCCGCCGAATTGAAGGCCATCCGCGTCGCGGATGAGCGTTTGGCGGGATACAGCTTCTCCGCCGAACAGCAGGTGTTGCGCCGTCTCGATAGGGCGTTCTCGGCGTTCTTCGGTCGGGTCAAGAGGGGCGGAAAAGCTGGCCTCCCTCGGTTCCGCGCCAAGTCGATGTTCGACAGTGCGGACTTTCGGGTCGGTGATGGCCTGACGATCCGCAAGAGCAAGCGCCTCGGCATGGTCGGCATACCGGGCGAAATCAAGGTCCGCTGGCACCGCGACTTGCCACCGGGGGCCAAGGTTGGCGCGGCCATCATCAGCCGCTCGTGCGGTAAATGGTATGTTTATTTCCAGATCACGCTGGCCGATGCCGAACCGATAGAGCGGCCGTTCACCCCGGTCGGTATCGACCTTGGCCTCACGTCTCTGGTGGCGCTGTCCAATGGCGAGACCGTGCCGACACCGCAGCATACGCGAGCCGCCGCCAAGAGGTTGCGCCGGCTGCAACGTGCCGTCTCGCGCTGCAAGCGTGGCAGTAAGCGACTCACAAAGGCCAAGCTGCGGGTTGCCCGACATAGCGCCAAGACGGCCAATCAACGGCGGGATACGTCGCATAAGCTGTCCCGGTCGCTGGTAGACCGCTTCTCGCACCTCGCAATGGAGGACTTGAACATCAAAGGACTGGCGGCGGGAATGCTCGCCAAGTCCGTGCATAACGCCGCGTGGAACAGTCTCGTCCAGAAGATCGCCTACAAAGCCGAAAATGCTGGTGGCGTGCTCAAACTGGTCAGTCCTCGCGGCACAAGCCAGACGTGTCCTGAATGCGGCACGATCCGACGTAAGACGCTCGCCGATCGGCGGCATACCTGCGACTGCGGGTATCATGCCGACCGCGACGTAGCGGCTGCGCGCATCGTGCTCATGCGGGCGAACTTCGGGCCAGGAACTAGCCTTCAGGCGCCAAGCCAGCGGATTGCCGCATAGCTTGCCTGAGAAGCCGTCTGCTTTAGCTGACGGAGTGTTCACAAGACCACCCAAAGCACCATCAAAATCCAAAACAGCAGTCCAATAGACATGGAAGTCCCTCCTCAGACGCCTGCGTAAATTATGCTGTAGACCATAGCTGCCGGCGGCATGTTCTGGGACGATCCGGCTCCCGTGTTCGATATGGTGATGCCGGTCGCCGCCGCGGTGATGGTGATGCCGGTCACAGCCGTTTGGGTGGTGCCATTCGGGGCTGACGCTCCCGACACGCCTGTGACCTCGCCGATCGGTGTCCCGCCACCATTCGTCACGGTCTGGATCACGTGGGCATGGCCAGGGTCCGTATAGGCGTGCGTATGGGTCGGATCGCTGAGCGCGTGCGTGTGGGTTTGCAGCGCCTGATTACCGCCGTGCGCGCCCAGCGTGGTGCCTGCGATCCCCGAGACCCCTGCTGTCACGACGTTCGCCGGCGTGCCTCCCATGTTGTCGAGCCCAACCGTCACGCGACCACGTAGGTCAGGCACGTTGAACGTCGTCGATCCGTCGCCGACGCCCCATGTCGTTCCGATCGCGGCAAACAACGCGGAATAGGTCGAGCGACTGACCGCCTGGCCGAAGCACTGATACCATCCTGCCGGGATCGCCGAAGAGATGCCGGCGAACTGACGGACTTCGCCAACGATGCCGGCGACATTGGTGACCGCGCCGCCCGCCGCCGGCCCGACGTCATCAAAGGACCAAATCTGCGCGCCGGTCGGATCATCGGTTGTGGACGGCGTCCAAAACTGGACCCGATAGGCTTCTGTCGTACCGAGAAAGATGCTGCCGAACCGACCGTTGGCGTCGGCTACAACCGGGTTCGTGTTGGGCGTCGTAAGGGCCACATCCTGGAACGTGTCCTGCGGCGTCGCTGTCGCGGTCAGGTAGAAGAACAGCCGAGCAGCGGCGTATGGCACACCGGTTGGCGTGATCTCAAACGCGTCGGGCGTATAATACCGAACACCAATAGCCATGCCAGCGCTTCCAGATGAATAGCTGGGCTGCTGGCCCGTGCGTCATCGTAGACAGAAACTCCGACTTACACCAGCCGATCAAAGGTGTGGATAATGCCGGGCTCTTAGCCGCTCACGTTCCGCGATCTGACGGTCTTCCTGGCGGCCCTGTGTGGGGTCAACACGGAGTCTGATCATGGCCCATGCTGTCCCGAGCGTCAGGACGAACCATAAGGCGCTCATCCGTTGCGCGGGCCGCTCGGCTTCCCTGGCCGGTCCATGCGTGGGTTCAGCCTCATGTTCGCCGGGGCATGGTGTGCGAACGCAGCAAGCACTTTCTGGCCGGCTTCGAGTGCGCGACCGCCGGGCGGCATCGGCATCTTCATTGGCTTCATCGATGGCAGTTTCATTGTGTGGCTCCCTGAGTTGGACCAAGCGTGCGCGCGGCTGTGGCGGCCGGTTCCATTGCCAGGAGGGACCTGGCCCATTGCTTGGTCTGAGGACTGACGCTGCTACCCGCACGGCGCATGAGGTCAGCGGCAATGGCTGGATCTCTGATCGCTTCGTTCAGTCGTTGGCGCAGGGCAGCGCGCGGCATCGCATAGAGGCTCTGTAGCGCCGTTGTCGTGCTGTGGCCAGCGCCCGCCAGTTCAATGCCGATCAGCGCGCCAATGCCAAACCCCGGCGCGACATGCTCGGTAATCGCCCCGCCGATCGCGCCGCCTACGCGAGGAAGCACCCGGCTCAGAACGGGGCCCAGGAACACATCCAGATAACGGTCGCCGATCAGACGCTCAAATGTCTCACTGCCGCGACCGCCGCGTAGAGCCTCACGCTTCGCGGCCATCACGGCGGCATCTCGTATCGCGTCCACGACGTCCATCTGTGCCGGCGACATCGCGCCACTACGCTGGATCCACCCGCGGTTGCTGTCGATCGTTTCTGAGAGCCGGTTCATGATGATGTTCGGCTTGCCGGATAGATCACGCTCCGTAGACGATGCGGCATCGAGCATCGAGTTGATAATGACGTTCCGGTATCCCTGCGCCAACTCGGCGCGCGCTCCGAATGCGGCGGCGGGACTCAAGCCGGGCAATGGCATCCCTGCATTCGCAGTGGCGAGGCTCCCCCATGTACGCCTGAGATCATCCAGCATGCCTAGGATATGATTGACACCGCCCGGGGTTTTCTCACTCGCTGTCGTTAAATTGAAAGCCTTGCGCCCGACCACCGCCGGGTCGAGCCCTTTGCGATTGCCGGGCTGTGCGTTCACCATTGCCTGGAATTGCGGCTTTTCGAACGCGTCATTGAGACGACGCGAGTAAGTCCGCGCGCGCCGGTAATCGGAGAGGGCCTGTGGATTGGCACGCAGACCTGGATTGCTTTCGATCGCATCCAGGATCGCGTCGCCCGCCGAGGTCGCGGCTGTGCGGGCAAACCGCTCGCTGGCCGGCAGCCCGCGCGCGGCGGCGAGGATGTCGCTTCGCGCCGAGTTCATGTCGTGCAGCGATGCATTTTTCGGCAGATTATAGAAGTCCTGCAACGCGTTGTAGACGTCCGCATTGCGCGTCATGGCGTTTTGGAAGCGCGCCGGAAGTCCACCGATCGTCCTCTGCACCCGCGCCACCGCTGCTGGGATATCCGGTTGCACGGTCTGCATTGGCTGTGTGGTCCAGAGCCGGCGTTCTTCATCACGCAAAACGCCGTGTGCGCCCTGCATCGCGTTGGTCATCTCGGTCGCCGCGTCGGATACCGTTGCCGGTTCGGCCAGTCTTGGCAGCCCTGGGACGGTTCCTGTCGCTGCCGTCTGGATCGCCTGATTCTGCGCAGTCCTCTCAACCAACGCGCCGGTATTGTCGGTTGTGTTCAGCAACCGTTCGGTCGAGGCGAGTCCCGGTGAATTGAAGCCACCAGCCACACCGATTGGCATGTTCGGCAATGGGGATGGGGTTGGCGTCGGTACCGCGTCGGTTGGGCTCAGTCCGGCGGCGTCTCGCAACGCGCCGCCCGCCAGGTTGTCAATTGCCGCGTTCGGCCGCAAGGCTGTATTCAGTCTGGTGCCAACGGCGCCGATCGTCGGTGCGGCGGCGGATAGAACGCCTCCCATTTCAGCGCCCTGCCGAGCGCCTTGCAGACGCTGCGACGTATCCCCTTCGGTTTGACCAAAGCCGGCCGCGGCTCCAAGCCCGGCGCCAGCGATGATATTACGTCCGACTCCCATAAAACTCGCGCCGGGGCCGAACAGCGGAGCGGTCACGGGGGTTGAGGCAAGTCCGCCGGCAAGCTCAAGAGCGGTTCCAGTAACTGGATTCTGTTTCTCGAAAGCGATACGGTTCGCCTTCATTTCCTGCCGCGCCTGATCATAAGCCGGAGCGAAAGGAACGCCCTTTGTCAGGCTGTCGATCGCGGCCGATACCGCTGGGACTGCATCCTCGTCGTACCCCATCGTAGCGCCATGCGATGCAGACTGGCCCGCGGCAAGGCGTGTGTTGGCAGGGTCCAGAAAAGCATCGACGAAACTTGCCTTCAAACGTTGGTCCCACGGAAGCGCGGCGAACTCCGGCGATGTCGATGGCGGATATGGGCCACCAAGCATTTTGACGACGGGATCGGTCGGAGGAGCGGTAGCCGGCGCCGTCGTGGATGTTTCGGACGTAGCCGGCACAGTCGCTGGAGTGGTGTCAGACTTGACAAACCCATTGGCGGCGAAGGGATCGAAGGCGGTCGTTTTGGTTGGTTCAGGCGCCGTCGCTGATGGCGCTGCTGGCGCGCCGGGCGAAGCGTCCAGCGTGTCATTGAGGAGACCGAGTTCGACCGGGTCAGTTCTTGGCGTGATCCGCTGTATCGGCGTCCCTGGAGGAACGGTCAGCGGCGCCGGGTTCGGTGTCGGCGGGCCGCCGACCTGAGATGCGATGGTGCCAGAGCCGGCCGTTCCAGGCTGAGCCGCCGGATCAATGTTGGTTTCCCCGCCGATATCGATTACTGGCGAGAGCCCGGGCTTCTGTCCATTGTCATTGACCGGGACAAAGCCGTTGGCGGCAAATGGATCGAATGTGGTTGCCGCGTCAGCCACTACTGCGCGGCCTGGTAACCAAGGTGAGCCAGACCGTTTGGATCAACCCGTTTGATGATAGCCACCGCCTCTTGTTGCTTGGCGCGGTTGACGAGGTTCGGCTTAGCGTCCGTGCCCGGGCCGAATGTCGCGAACGCCTTTGCTGGCGGCATACCGTTCATCAGATTGGCCGCGGCGGCGTAGACATCCGGGCCGTGCGGCGAGTCCGGAGACAGCCACTGCTTCTCCAACGCCGTCATCGGCTGATATCGCTTATACGGTCCCGAGACCAAAGAGTCGTTCGTGGCGTCCCGTTGCGTCGAATAGAAGTCATTGGAGGCGTCAGCAAAGTCGCGCGTCATCTGCTGGGCGACCTGACCAAGGTTCGTGATCTGCTGGACCGCCGGCTTGGTCATGTCGATCGAGGGGCTGGCCTTCGCGAAATACTGGGTAGACATCGCGCCGATACGTTGAACGCCCTGCGTCCGTTCGTTCGACATGACGTTGCTCAGGAATGACTTCTGCAAGTCCTGAAGCTGAGAGACGTCCATGGGGCCAACGCCCGTCAAATGCTGGGCTATGCCCTGAGACCAGGAGCCTCCGAATTCCTTGGCGTATGCCGCAATGGCCAGTCTGGTATCACTCCCGGCCCCGAGAAGATCATCCGGCGTTCCAGCGACCATTCCCTTGATGTTTTGTAGATTGTACTGGTCGGTCGCAGCTTTCATTCCAGCATCAACATTCGCTTCATTCTTCGAGAGATCGGAGGCCATCAGAGGCGTGTCGCGCTCGATCTGCGCCTTGATACCAGGCGTCGGCTGATTGGCGATTGGCAGTTGCTGGGCGATGAAGTTCCGCGCGCTGTCTGGATTTGCCAGAAGCGTTTGCTTCTGCGCCGGCGTGATGTAACCACCATCCGACAGCGCCTGAATTCCGGTCGGCGCGTCCGGCTGACTGCTGAAGATCGTGGCCATATTATTCGCGCGCTGCGTTTGGAACTGAGTCCTTTGTTCGGGCGATCCCATCAGGCCACCCGGCTGCATGGCAAGCGTGCCAGGAGAGGGTCCCGGCATGCCTGGGATCATCACCGGCCGAATGGGCGTTGCGCCTGTTGGCGACGGTGTTGGAGCGGATGCGGTCGATGCTGATGGCGGCTGTGGCCACGTGGCGCCCGCTGTCGTCGGAACATTGGCGCGCGTGTCTGGTCCCGTATGGCCGCCTGGATCGGCTACCCCACTTTGCTGCGTTTCATGGGCAACCGTCAGAGGAAGTCGTCGCATGAACGATTCGCCGGTTTTGTTCTGTTGCGAACCTCCGGTGATGGACGGCCACTGAGAAGCAAGGGCGGCAGTGATCTGCGCCTCATGACCACCAGCTTTGAGGTCAGTGTCGAGATCCTGTCCAGTTTGATCATTGTAGGTTTTCTGTGCGAGCCACCATGCGGCGCGATCCTGATTGCCTTGGCTCATGTTGTTCGGATCTACGCCAGCGCCAGCCGACGCCGTTTTCCATGTCGCTGGCTCGAACTGGTAAAGTCCGGCTGCTCCCGCGCCAGGATGGCCCTGCGACGTGTCAAATGTTGGGGATCGTCCGCTCTGCGGCGGCACATATCGCACGTTCGCCGATGGAGACTCGGATGGTGACAAGGCACGCAACAAGCCTTGGCCCTCGGGCGGAATGTAGGGCGCCGCAGACGGATCGACCGCTGGGCCGATCGGAAGACGGGGACCGCTTCCATCCGGCGGAGGAGGCACCTGACCAATCACACCTGACTGATTTATAGCTGAGCCTGTCAGGAGGTTTTGCAAACGCTTGGCGTAAGTATCCTGTCCGGTTTGTGCTGCGGTCGCAGTAGAACTCGCCGCTGCTCCACTCGCTTGTGCGGCCTGAGCCCCGCGCAATCCGATTTCGGACGGAATTGCGCCAGCTTGTGCCCCGATCAGCCCCGCTTGCGCCTGAGCTTGCCCGGCCTGAGCCTGCCGAAGCGCGATCTCGGACGGGATCCCGCCGGCTTGTGCGGATGTGAGCGCGGCCTGTGCCCCGATCAGCCCGGTTTGCGCCTGAGTCTGCCCCAACCCGGCCCATTTCTGTTCCTGGCCAACGATATCCGGCGCGGCGACCGGAGCGAATTGCATGATGGAACCGGACATCTATGTACCGAAACTAAATGTGGCGTCCGAGGCGGCCAGTGGACTGGTGGCGGACGAATTCGCTCCAATGAATGAACTCGTGGCAGCGTTATAGTTCGTATTGGGATTGGCGATCTGTGATGCGTAAGACGACTGGCCCATTCCGAAAAGGTTACTAAGGCCATTCTGCACAGATGGATTATTGAGCGCACTGCCGATCGAGCCGCCGGTTTGGCCAATTCCTTGATTGGTCGCGCTGGCGCTGTTCATGATGCCCTGTGCGGCGGCATTGCCGTAATTCGTATTGGCGGCGCCGATCTGTGCTCCGGTTCCAAGGCCGATGCTGCCGAGCGATGAAGCCGCGTTCTGGCCTGAACTGGCGAGGCCGGTCAACCCGCTCGTATACTGATTGAAGCCCTGGCTCGCATATCCAGCGTTCAACTGCCCAATATCTCGACCGATCGCACCCGGGCTGCCGGTGAGGCCGGAACTGGCGAGCGCGCGATTGGTCGCAAGGTTTGCTTGCTGCAACGGGAATTGATAGCCCGGAGTGCTTTGGAACTGAGCAAACGCCCCGGCGGCTCCTCCCAGAGCGGACCCTGGAGGCCCACCAGTGCCACCGGCCCCCACCGCGCCCCCTGCACTTCCGCCGCCGGCCGTGCCGCCTGGTAGTCCATACAGGCTGAGCAATGAGCCAAGCGCCGAAGTCCCGCCGCTCATATAAGGCTGAAGGTTGGATTGGGTCTGTCCATAGTTCTGCTTTATCCAGTCGAGCGAATTTTGCTGCGACTGCTCCTGCGCCTTTGCGGCACTACTGGCAGCATTGGATCCGAGGAGAGAACCCCCAATCGATCCGACTGCACTGATAGCAGCTCCGGCCGCGGCCCACGGAATCGGCTTTACTCCTGGGTCGCCGACAAAGCCGCGCGAGGGCGCCGCTTGCCGGACAGGAGGTTAGGATTAACCATTATCTCAGTTCCTTCGACAGGATCACATCATCGACCTTCGCCTCGTCAGTCTCGTCGGTCGGGTGAATGCAGAACCATACGGTATTGGTTACCGCGGTGAGTGTGTGCGGCTGACCCTTCCGGATCGGCAGCGCGATCGGTCCATGGTAAAGCCATGTGGCACCGTCGATCATCAGCCGGATGGTGCCAGAGGCCAGAATGCTCAGATGGTCGTAATCATGTTCATGAGACACCAGAACGAAGCCGGCGGGAATGCGCAACTCCTTCGCGTAGATGCCCTTCGCATCGTCCTGACCAACAAAATGATGTCGGATATTGTCGGCCGGAAACGCCATGGCGAACGGTTCAAGAACGGACCGGATCATTCGTCCCTCCTGAAGCACATTATGAGAACAATCCGCTCGGAGTCGCCGTCGTTCCGCACTGAATGCGTAATCAGATTATCGTGGCTCCATGCCTCTCCCTGCTTCCACACCATCTCCTCGTCCTCGACGGTGTTCACGCACCGGTCATTCCCCCGGAGCACAAGCCAGACCTTGGTGGTGTAATACTCTGAGTGCCAGCTTCCCCGGTCATCATGCGGATAGACCTGGCAACCGGGCGGGATGCGGGTCATCAGGATGCCGCCGGTTCGCACCGGACTCACCAATCGCATGAACTGCACGATTATGGACGGTAGCGAAAGGAGCACATGAAAGGCCGGCCACCAGACCGATTGGTGTTCCCGTTGCATAAATCCCGGCCCGCGCATCTCTTCTTTGCTGGCATACCGGATCCAGAGGTCCGATGTCTCCCGATGCGGCGAATTGCCCGCACGCCGCTCTGGACGGTCATTCCAGAGTCCAGGATTGGCGTCGATCTCGGCCAGCAATGGCGCGACGTCTATATCCTTGGCGATGAGGGTGAAATGCCCCATCTCAGGACACGTTCAACAGGCCAGAGGCGAATACGTTCACCTTCGCCGCGGTGTCGGCAACGCCCCATATCGCGTCACCGGGATTGAGGACCATCCCATACTCGTTCTGGCCATTGTAGCCGCCGCCGGCGAGGAGCGCGCGAGGAGGCGTGCTTTCGGTCGGTGCGCCGGCCGATCCACCGCTTGGCACGATGTAGAGCGTAATCGTGCGGGTCGCCGTGTCCGTGTTCACCGCGGTCAATGCGATGATCTGCGTCCAGACGTTCGATGGGGATGTGTAAAGCAGCCCGGCGCTGCTGCCGAGCTGTTGGGTCTCGATGATCTGCTGAACCGGCGATGCCATGCGAATTCCACATCCTGTTGCTCGATGGGAGGCGCTTCTGGGCCCGCATTACGCAGGTAACAGGAAAACACTCACTCCCGCAAGTTATCCGCATCCGCGGCAGATGTCGCCGCTCACTGAGTAACGCGAATGTTATAATTCGAGGCCGCAGGAGTCAGCGCTATGGCCGCTCCCACGGCAACCGTGACCGTTCCCGCCGACGACACGTAGCCGTTCCAGAACACCCCGGCCCCAGGATAGGTGACCGGCGACGCATCTACCGCCATGGCCGTTGTGACCCCGGCGATGGCCACCGTCCCCGTTGCGTCCTGGCCAGCGAGAAGAGCCGAACCCCCGATGCTGCCCGTGGTGCCTGTCAGGACCGGGAGGACAGTCGCTGAATTCAGGATGAGCGTATCGGTTGCCGTTCCACCGGTGACCTGAAGTTTAGCGGCGCCGGTGGCCGTGGTCGCGCCCCAGACCAGTATGCCATCGTTTGTTATCGTTCCGCGTTGCGTAAGCGTAACCGTTGTATTCGCGACGGTGCTAAAAGAGATACCGAAGCCTTGGGCGGAGTCAGTATAGTTCTCGGAAGTGGTGACCTGTAGAAAAGTTTGGTTCGTTCCGTAATTTGTCGCGCCGTAGCCTGCCACCGAGAATGTCGTAAGGTTTTCGCCGGAAGAAACGGCACTCAACGTACCAGCGGTCCCATCCGCTCGCCGTCCTGAGTAAGCAGGATTTCCGCCGATGGCGTCAATCAAGAACCTGGAGTTTGCCGCAGGCGCTCCGACAAGTTGGATTACCGTACCACTGTGGGTCGGGACGGACGGTATGATGCTATTGGCATTGACTACAACTGGGGCATATCCCGCCGCCGCCGCGAAGGTTGGACTTGACTGGATCGCGACCGTCCCCGACCCGGTGATCGTCCCACCGGTGAGGTTCGATCCAGCGACGAGTTGCGTCACGGTGCCAGTGCCGGGAGCTGAGGCCGAGAGCGTGCCTGACGTCAAGGTGACGTTGGACCCAATCGCGGTCACCACACCGCCATTCCAGTCGGGCGTTAGCGTCCCCGTGGCCAGAGTAAGCCCGGCGTGAAACGCAGTGAGAGAGCCGGCCTGATAGGTGGGGGTGAGCGCCGTTCCCACGAGCGACAGCCCGGTTCCGAGTGATGCCACCGTGCCGCCATTCCACTCGACGGCGAGCGTGCCTGTCGTGGTGATTGGACCGCCCGTGATCCCCGCGCCCGAGGTAGCAATGTTGGTGACCGTGCCGGTCCCCGGCGCCGTAGCCGAGAGAGTCCCGGCGGTCAGTGTGACATTGGACCCAATGGCCGTGACTGTGCCGGCCGTCCACTCTGGCGCGGCGGCAGTGGCCGCGAGTGAGCCCGCCGTCAGTGTCAGGCCGGCGCCAAACGGAAAGGCAGAAAGTGTCCCCGAGACGCCCAGGTTGTCGGTTGCCGTTCCACCGGTGACCTGAAGTACGTCGGTCCCTGATACCGTCGCGCCATTACCCACAAGCACAACGCCATTCGCATTACCCACGATAGTAAGAGGGGTCACAGAAGTAACAGATCCGATTTGTGAAACCGCAAATTGCATCTGGCCGCCATTTGCCGTGGGCGTAATGTTCTCGGCCGTTAAAAAGGTTATACTCGCATTTGCAACGTAATTCGTGCCGTCGAACGCCAGCCCGTCCGCAGTCCAATTGGCATATCCAGAAGAGCTCGCGAGCGGAACGCTACTGGTCCCATTTGCCTGACGGGAGGAAAGTCGCCCGGAATTGTGGCCGAAAGCATCAAGCAGAATACGTGTGTTTTGGCCGTTGATATTGCTCAGTTGCAGAAGCGTCCCGCTCGGCAAGGGGCTTGCGGAGACAACCGTTCCGCCGTCCAGGACCATCGGGAACGTCGAGGACACTGAGATCGTCGGCGAGTTCTGTAGATTGAGGGTTCCGCTGGTCGTTATCGTCCCACCCGGCCCCGCGCCAACATTGAGGTTCGATCCAGCGATTATCGTCGTTGTCGACCCTCCCGCGCTGGCACTCAGGGTTCCTGCCGCGATCGTCAGATTGGCTCCGATCGCCGTTGCTGTTGGTATTGCCCCCACGCTGCCTGAGTTACCCAGGATGTTTCCGGCCGCCACAGTGCCGAGGTTGATGGTCCCGGAGGTGATGGCGAGCGATGTGCCGACTGCCGACACCGTCCCACCGCTCCACTCGGAGGGTTGTCCTGGCGGCCCGGGCAGGCCGTTTGATCCAGGTAGTCCAGGTGCCCCGCGCAGTCCTGTCAGTCCAGCCGCTCCCGCGGCGCCCGGCATGGCTGGCGCGGATGGAACCCAGGGCCGGATTTTTTGAAGGGCCTCCTCGATCCCCGATATGCGACCGGACATCCCGGATGATGAAGATCCAGCAGCCTGGAGCACGGTTATCGAGGTATTAAGTTGGCTGATCTGTTCCGATATGGTTAGATTGTTGCCTCCGCTGCCGCCGCCGCCACTCGCACTGGCCGGCGCGGGCTGTCCGAGGTACGCCAGTATCCGCGTTATCACCTGGCCGAAATAACTGGTCGCAAGGATCGGTTGGCCGTCGCCAGTCTGACCGATCGGCTGATCCATCGCCATCGGTGTGAGTTTGGTGGGCGCTACGGAACTGTTTTTGCTGCTACCAGACATTTTAAGTGGCTCCCCATCTAAACCCAGGGCGTCCCGAAGCTCTGTCGTTCATGCCAAAGGGTGCTTCCGATGTCGTACACCCATGTGGCGCATCCACTGAAGAAATTGCAAACCACGAATTTATGTCCCTCCTGGTCGAGAACGAACATGCTGACGTCGTTGAACTTCAATGGATATTGTGCCCATGCGTGCTCCATCGCAAAGGTGCTTATTCGCGTGGGCTGAAACCCATTCAGGCGGTAGGAGATCCCATCTTCGCCGATCCAGAAAACCGTATTGTCCTCTGAGCACACCGCATAGGGCGACGCCAGACCACGGGCAATTTGCGCTGCGTCATACCGCAGAAACGGGAATGTCACGGCTCCCGAGTCCCACCAGATTTCCGTATAGGTCCGGCAAAACAACAGCAACTGCTCATGATATATCTCCACGGCCTGAATGAAATCGCTGCCCGAACTGGCGGTAGCGAAGTCCAAACCAGAATATTGCGTTCCATCGTTAATCGAAGACAGAAAGAACTGCCGAGTGTTCTTCGCACTGAAGACGAAATAACCGTCGAAGTAGCGAACCGTTGTCGCCGGCTGGAAGGACGGAGCGGTGATCGCCGCCAGCGTATTGGACGGATCGATGATAATGGCGCCCGCGGTGAGGACTGCCGGAAGCGGATCAGCAAACGCGATACCGAGATCCAACGGTCCCACAGTCACTGTTGCCGTCGTGGTCAACGTCGCGCCGCTGTCGAGTGCTATGAAGATCGTGTCGCCGCTGGTAATCGTCCCTATGATATTCGCTTCGACGAAAGTGGCGCCAGCTTCCTGAGTCGCCGTCGTCACCTGATTGAGACCGCCCCACTGAAAGATCCAGGCCACGTCGCCATCGACCATGACTAACTGGTTGGCATTGTCCGCCATGGAAACATAGAGTCCTCCAATCGACGTCTCGCCCCAGAATGTTGCCGGCACCGACGTGCCCGCCGGGGCATTGAGCGCGTCGGAGTAATTGATGGACCAAAGCTCCCCGCCAGATATCGCATACAGGGTATCCAGCATGATGTGCATCTGCTGCACTGGCCCGTTGCCGAACCGAGAGAACAGGTTGAGCCCGGGAATGCCATAGATCGGCATTTGGGTCTTGCCTTCTTTCGGTGTCGGCTCGACGAAGGCGTTCATGCACTGCTGCGCGAGCAGTTGCATGCTTCTGGCCTGATAACTCTGGGCTGCGAACTGAAGTTCAGCCATGGCCTATCCTCGCCGCGCGCCGGGGTACATGGCAACCCCGAACATTACCGACTCAGGTTCCCGATCCCATCCCTGGGCCATGCGGAGCTTTTCGGCCGCCTGCATCCCCACTGCCTGGAATGCGCTGATCCGTGCCATCGCGCCATAACCGACGCCGGTCTCAGGTTCCTTTCCGTACTCCGGCCAGAGTTCGAGTGCCAGGTTGAAGGCAATGGCGTTCTGCCATTCGACCGGGAAATCCGCGCTAGAGGTAAGGTCCGTCAGCAGCGCGATCGGCCTCTGGGCTGTGAACCGGAACCCGAACTGATTATTCGACGGGCTCGGCCATAGGTTGAGCAGTGCTGAGCCAAGCTGAGATGAGCCAAACGGCGTTGGCGAGGTCTGCGGATCGTAGAAGAAGGCCGTTTGCACGCCGGTCGTGTTCTTGTTCGGTTGCTGCTGATAATCGAGCCGCGCCCACATCTGCATCGGCGTGTCGATCCGGCTCAGATAATTGTATCGTCTGCCGCCGTAGACCCGGAGCGGCCGGATCAACGGCGTCGTGTAGTCGAAGACGATCGCCGGCGCGCTGGCCTGAGACGGGACCGAGTTCGTAAGCGTCACGACATTACCCGCCGGCGCACCGTTCACGGTTGTCCAGAAATTCGTACCCAGGTCGAGCTGGATCCCAATGTTGTCCCCGCTCTGCACGCCGGAGGCGGACGTGAGTGTGATCGTCCCGGCGCCGGCCGCCGCGGTGACCGCCAGCGTGGTCTGAATGAGCGTGTTGAACAACGTGGCATGATCAGTGCTGGCGCTGCTTATGGAATAGCGCGGTTGCGCTGGCTGAGGGAAAAGGATCGCCTCTTCCTCACACCAAACATGGATGTCGCTGGCCTGCCATTGTTGGATCAACGCGTTCAGCGCGATAATGCCGTTGTTCACCAGGCCAAGCGCGGGGACGTCCTGCGGCCCGATGGCGTTACAGATTCGCAACGCGCGTGCGATCAGTTGATAGACCGGCTGGACGAATGGCAGCGTGCTGGTCCCGGTATCCTCTTTATCCCAGGCAATCAGCATCTCCAGCTTCGGCCCGGCCTGCCCCTTGATGATCTCCATGATCGTAGGGGGAACCCCATACTCGGGCCCGATCTCGGCGGCGAGCATCCATTTGAGCGCGGCCAACCACTCCGCCGGGAAGTCCGGGATGTTGGCGAGCGTGGCGAAGTCCTGGATCGGCCGTTGCGCGGTGAACCGAACAGCCATCGTGTCGTTGAGCGCCGCCGGGTAAAAACTCATGACCGCGATCAAATTGGCGTAGGCACCCTGGCCAGTCTGCGGATCGAAGAAGAAGTTCTGAACGATGCCGGTCGCTTGTTTCGTCGACAGGTTCGCGTAATCGAGCCGCGTCATCGGGATCAAGGGCGTCTCGGACTGCGTCGCATATGTGAAGCGCCGCGCGCCGCGCACTTTCAGCGGTCTGGATAACGGCGCGGCAAAGTCGAAGACCAGATTGGTCAATGAAGCCTGCGAAGGAAGTGCGGCGGTCAGCGTGATGGTTGCTCCCGATGGAGCGCCGTCTACGGTGGTCCAGAAGATCGAGCCGACGTCGAGTTGAATGCCGATCGTGTCGCCGCTGTTGATCCCTGCAATCGAGGCGACGGTCGCTGTGGTGCCTGTCGAATTGACCGTGATCGAGGTCGTCGTGAGATCAGCGAACAGGCACGCGTTATCAGGACTACCGGCGCCAAGCTGATAGCGCGACTGCCCCGGTTGCAGGAACAGAATTGCCTCCTCCTGGATCCAGACATGCGCGCCAGAGACCTGGATGTTTTTGACCAGAAGATTGAACGCGTCGAGGCCATTTTGAAGTTCGACGCCAGCGGGCGTCTCATCCTCTCCGATGGCCTGACAAATACGGAGCGCCGCCGTCAGAAGGCTGATCGCCGATGCTGAGTAGGTGTAGGTTCCGCTGGTGGTGAGGACTGCCATTAACCGAGCCCCTTATTGAAATCTCCATAGGCGCCGATAATGGCAGGCCGTGCCGCGTCCGAATAGGTGAGCCGGAATATCCACTGCCTGGCGTGACCAAGCGCCAGCCACCGCAAGCGCTTGCGATACTCCCCGGCGGCTCCCATGGAACGGAATTTCTGCATCGGTTGCCACGTCACGCCGCCGTCCTTCGATATGTCGAGCACCATGATTGGGGCGGTCTCCGGGGCGTTGGGAAGTCCGAGCCCTGCCTCAACCTCGATTTCGAACCTCGGAACGAAGATGCGCTTGCGGTCATCGTGCATCGGGGGGGATGTCACCAGCATCCGCATCGGGTTGCTGTATTCCTTGAAAATGGTGAAGTCCGACAGGCCGATGACGTTGCTGAACTTGTCGCCCACAAGTGCCATGCCGTGCCAGTTGATGCCGCACAGGCCGCGCCAGCCGCAGAGCGTGGCCCCGGCGCTGACGGGCGCGAAAACCGTGCTGGTAGAGCATTGCGTGAGGGCAGAAAAGCCGCTGTCACCCGCGCCATTGATGGCATTGACCTTGAACTCATAGGCAGTGCCCCGGTCAAGGCCGGTAATAACCTGACTGGTCCCGGTAATCCCCGTTATCTCAGTGAAGGAGACATCGAGCACCTTGCGATAATCCAACGTGTAGGATGTCGCCGCGGCGCCGGCCGGTGTCCAGGAGGCTGTAAAGCTGGAGGTGGTATGCGTGTCGCCGCAGAATGGGGCTGGAACACCCGGCTGTAAGGGGATCGCCGTCAGGAATACCGCGACACCAACGACGTTTCCCACTCCAGCCGCGAAGTCGAACACATCCCGGACAACCGCCGATCCAAGCGCTATCAAGGACGAAAGTTCGTGCGCGAGGCCCTGGCCGGATACTTGCGCGCCGCCCAGATTGCTGGACCCGCTGAATGCGGCGCCGACCATCCAGTAATTATAATTGCCGCCGGCCGCGAAATTGGCAGCGACGCCGCCACCCCACCAGGCTGAGAAGATATCAGCCGTTGGATTGACCAACTCGAAATAGTATTGGCCGGTCGCGTAGCCATCGACCGCCTGCGCCATTCCGGCAGCAGTCGGAAAGGAGCAAGCAAGGTCCGCTCCGCTTATCGACGCACTGCCATAGAGCTTGGTCGGATCGAGCGTGGTGAAGCCGCCGCCGACATGCGGCCAGCCGGCGGTGTATCCAGAGGGAACGGAGAATGAAAACCCCGTCGCGCCGAAATTACAGGTGATCCCGGCATCGCCGGTCGCCTGGACTGTCGGGAACATCGTGGTGCCAGCCATCGCCGAAATGTCGATGCCGCCAACGTTGGCAACCGGATCGGCGGACGGGCTGCCGTTCCATTCGCCGTTGTTCAGTCGAAACCAGACCTGAAAATTCGCCATTTCAGGTCAGACTCAGTTGAAGCACCGAGTTCTCGATCGGATCACCGAAGAGCGACCCCACACTTGCGGGAAGCGGTGTGGCCAATGTGAAGATATACCCGGAAATTCCGCCAATATGGGTCAGAAAATTCTCGCCGCTATCCAACATGATCTGGATGCGATTGCCGATCGAGAAGCCGACAGTAGAGTCTACGGTGATGGCGCTCGACTGACGCGCGGACGGGGCGGTCACGAAGGTGCCAAGGATGACGAACTGATTGACCTGCCGCGGCCGTACGAGTTGGGCCACCTGATCGTCTCGTACGCCAGTTACGAAATCCTGGGGTTGCTGCGGTTCCCACCGGTCCGGAGCCACCGCCAGATTGCCCGTCTGGCCGCCAGGAATGATGCGGGCTTTCGACGCGCGGATTTTGAAGCCGCTCAGGTCGTCTAAAATATAGTTATCTCCGCCTATGTAATGCCGATCATCAGCCGTGACACTACCCTCCTGGTTATCCCGCGAAAAGGAATTGCGATAAGCGTGCCGGGGCGGACGCTACGCTACCTCGGCCATATCCAGCACCGCTACCCAATCCCATGCGGACGAGTTCCCGGTGGGGTTTGTGCAGGTGATGTTGAAGCCACCGTTGGTGGTGTCGGCGGTGACAGAAACCGCAGCTCCGGTGACGGTGCCCCTTGTGAGTGCGACGGGCGTGCCGAGCGCGAGGGCCGTGGTCGCGAGCGTTCCATCGACGGAAATCATACCCTCGACGGTCCAGTCATAGTCGGTCCCGGAGGTGGTCGCGTTGCGCCCGTGAACCTTAATCGAGAAGTGCGCCGCGGAATTGATCGGCATATTGCATATCGAGGTTGTGGTCGCTGTGGTCGCGGAGGTTGCAAACAGCCGAACGGATGCTCCGGTCGTGGTGCCAGAGAGTACCATACGGGAAGACTGGAACTGCCCAACCGATAATGTATTGCCTCCGAGGATAAGCGCCGGTCTGCCGCGGTCAGTAGCGCGTGACCCGCCTACGACAGATGCGTAGCCGGTGATGCTGCACGAGTCACCAGCCGCGGCGAAGGCATAAGTGCCGGTATTTAGCGTATTGTGTCCGCCTACGCTACCGCCACCGAAGCTTGCTACAAAAACCGCCGCGCCTCCAACTTGCACCGAGGCAAAGCCGGACGCGCCACTATTGGAGCCGCCGATCTCTACCACGCCAGAGGTGGTGGTTGGTCCCGACAGAATATTGATGTTGCCCGTTCCACCAAACGGAACCGGGTAGGGGTTATTTGATAGCGTATACCAGCCGTTTGCCCCCGGCTCCACAGTCGGTAATGGAAAAGAGTTCGCTTGATCGATATGCTCAATCGTTATGTTTGAGGCAGGGGACGGGACAACAATCGTAATGGTGTCGCCAGCAACCGGGGTGCCGGTCAATGGGATAACCAGATCGGTTAGCGCCAGGACGCCACCGGAAACAGCAATGTCGGTCTGGACGTGGCCACCAGAGGGAACCGTGGTCGTGGTCCAGTGCGTGCCGTCAACCGCCGTCAAGAGATATGTTCCGGCCACTGCGGAGTTTGTAGCGCCAAGTGAGAACGTCACAGGAAGCGCGATTGCGACCGCAGCGACAAAACCCTGGGGAAACGATACCGTTGTTCCTGTTACGCCCGAGCAATAGAAGTTGTTCGGGATGCCCGTATAGTAGCCTCCGGCTGAAGCGGTCATCCCCACCGCGACACCTGTAGTGGACGCGAAGGATAGCGAAACACCACGAAACCCCGCAGTGGCGCTTGTGTTGATCGTCACGGGATGTAAGGCGGTGGTTCCAGTGTTTCCGGCGCCCAAGGTGAATGTAAGGCCAGAGTTGTAGCCCTGGACAACCGCTAAGCCTCCCTTGATAACGCGTTGACTATACGCCGGGCCTTGAACCTGGAGGCCGTTTGGCATGATATAGCCGGTATTAGCGAAGACGATCGGGCTACCGCCCTTGTTGGTGGGGTCCACCGAGCTGGTCGCTTCGAAAATCAGGTTATTGTCAGAGTTGCCGAACACGATCCCGTCACCTTTGGCATACCAAGCCGTCAGGTTCCGCATCTGGTTGTAGCTGACGTTGAACGTGCTGGCAGCGGACCCGCTGTCAAACAGGATGCCAGTCGGGCTGTAGGTGCCAGATGTTGAGCGGGAGTTTACATCAATGACGTTAAACTGGCAGCCGGGGCTATCCTGTCCCGATCCAGCCCAGGTATTCATCCAAAAACCGACCTGCCGCGGTTCGGAGACGCCAACCTCGAAGTTGGAAAAAGATACCTCAGTTAGCTGGACGCACACATCCGCCAGGCTGGCGCCATCAAAGACGATGCCGGTGATGTCGTTTTGGTAGAGCGACTGGGTGCCTCCGGGAGTAACCGTAAGCATCGTGGCCCCGCCGGCGCCCGTCCACACAAGCCGGGTCACGGCGTAGAAAATCGTCGGTGCGTTGTCGCGCGGAATGCCGCGGCCTGCGCCTTGCAGTTTCACGCCCGCCGTGTTGATGACCAGAGCCGTGGCGATATTGTATGTGCCAGCCGGAACAATTACCGTTCCGCCGCCCGCTGCCGTTGCCGCAGTGATCGCCGCCTGGATAGACGGGCCAACATCACCTGCCGAGTTCCAACTGTAGGCCAGAGCGTCGTAAATCGATCCAGGAACGACATTCCCAGCGTCAAAGATAGCGGCGCCCGTCATGGTGCCGCCCGCCAGCGGGAGGGCCGCCGATTCAGGAGCGACAGTGAACAGGTTCGCGCCATAGGCAGTAATGACAAGTTCGCCGTACTGGCCTGTCGTCGCGAGGTCGCCGCTGAGACCGTTCGCTGTCACACCCGAGCCGGCCGTGATCGTGACAGGGCCGGCCCCTATCTGGAGCAGCGTCGTGCGGAACGTCCTTGGAAGGCCGCCCGGCAGTGTGACCGCGACGGAAGATCCGCTGAAGTAGGCCACCACATTATTGTTGTCAGACGCCTGGAGGACGTCTGTGGTGCCTTGAACCGGCCGAACCGCCATGCTGGTGCTCCTGTGTCGCCGGATTACCCTGAATTGCTGCCCTGAAGAACCGTCATCGTCACGGTGCCCGAGCCCGACGCCTGGTTAAGACGTACCGCGCGAATGGGAGTCGTATAACTTGTCGCCGCGTTCGCGGAAGCCGTTACGATCGTGGCATCCGGGAAAGCAGTTGTCGGAGGAGATTCGAAAGCATGCTCCACCGCGAAAACAACCGTCCCCGTGACAACGCAGCCAATGCCAACATCGAACGGGCAGGCCAGATAATCCAGCATAATCCAGGGACTGGCTTCTGTGCCCGTGGTAACTACGGTAACCGGACGCATGGCGCTCTCCTCAGAACTGGGCCGCGCCGAACAATCCCGCGTTGATCCCGCTCGTTATCATCGCCGGCAAAACCGGATGTTGCCAGAGCGTCATGCGCTTGGTGCCATCCGACGCTGAGCCGACCAGATACGTGCCGCGCACGTCGCCGGTGGTCGCCGATGGCGTTGTCGTCACGCCCGCGGTGAAGGTGCCCGTTCCGGTGACAATCAGGCTGTTCCAGAAACCCCACACCGAACTGGCCGCCGCCGCGTACATCGGGAGCCCATAGGTGTCACTCTGGCCGATCGAAATGTTGCTGCCTGACAGGGTGCCACCCGGCGTTGCGCTGATCAGCCCCTTGTAGGCTTTCACGCTCTGCGCTGTGGTCGCATCGGCCAGCGTGACAGTCTCATGCAACAGATAGCCATAAGCGTCGAAGCCAACGAGCGCCAATGTCCCGAGATGGTCGTCGCCGGCGCTCGTAATCGTGAGACAGCGCGCGCCCATCGTCGCGGCATCATAGAGCACCGTGAAGTCAGATGCCCCAAAGCGCTGATACACCGGGATCGAATCAATGAACCGCGCGCCGGTCGGGATGATGTTTTGTGAACCCAGCATCAGCGTAGGCGCGGCTGATACCGTGATGCCGGCGCCGGTCGCGGCCCGCAATGTCAGAGCCGTTCCAGCGACCCCGGCCTGGGCAGCGGCAATCGCCACGGCGCTCAGGGTAGACGGGACGAAATCAAGGAATGGGCAATTCGCATCCATCCAGCCGATGACCTGCGCCCCGGTGGAACTGTTCGCTGAGTTGTAAAGGAGGCGGGAGTCCTGAATGCCGGACCCGCCCATGTCGAGCGACGGAGCGGCGTTGGGCGGCCCTCCGCTCGATCCCAGCGTCATTCTCCGCATGACGCGGTGCGCTGGTCCCCAAAAGGCGGTACGAGCCATAGCCGAAACTCCTGATCTGGGCCCCGCTGGGCCGGGCAGATGGGTGTCGGCTACTGGCCGCTGAGTTCAACGATACGGGATATGGCGTCCTTGGGCAATAAGCATGCGCCTCAGGTCGAAAACCGCGCAATCGAATCGACCGGCGCGCGCGGCGCGGGATCGTTTGGAGAGACATCCTGATATGGCGCGTGGCTTGCCTGCGGCTCTGGCATCTCGCCGGCCCGGCGTAGCAGTTCCTCGGTGTACCGCTTGATCGTAATCGAGGTCCGCACGCCCATCTCGATATCCTCATGCAGGTCGGTCATCTGCACGCCGATGATGTCCTTGCCGCACCAGTGCGCCTCGCGGCGCGCATCGTCGATGAACTTGCAAATGGCTGGTGGTGTCCACGCTTCGGCCCCTGGATTGGCGGCGGTGCGCGGCTGCTTCGGAGCCTCGCGCGCGGCGAACATCGCATGGGCGCAGGTGTCTTTCACGACGACAGCGCGGCCGGCGTCGGTGAAGTTGTAATCGATCACCAGACCGGTCCTGAGAAACAGCTTCACGATGTAGAGGGATTGGATAGGCATCGCCGACAACCTCGCTTCTGGGAGAGTACCCGCAACATGACGGTCGGCGATCATTTCGTCAAACGGCTATTTCTTCTTTTTGCGCTCGGATTTCTTCTCGCGCTTGTGGTCCTCTTTTTTGGCTCCCTTGCGTCCGGCCTTGCGCTCCTCGGCCTTCTTCGACTCATCCGCCTTGCGTGCCATCGTACCAATTCCTTCCAAAGGTGAATTCTCGGTAGCTCACACGCCCGGAGTTGCGAAAGCGCCACGCCAGTCTGACCAAAACGCCGAGTACCGCTGGTAGCAAGCAGCCTTCGCGTTCTTGGTGTCGAAGTCGTTGTCTTGATCGAAGGTGATCTTGTCCCGATCAAAGTATTGCAGGCTGCGCGGGATGTTCGTCCTGACGAACCACGCCGTGCTGCTTGAGAAGTAGTGGTTGACCTTGATCCCTTTCGGAAAGGCGCCGGTCGCCCGCAGCACGTTGATCGCGTTGTTCGCAGTGTCGTTCTGTAGAACCGAATGGTAGATCCGGTTCGCCTCGAACCAAAGCGACGGCGGGATGTTCAGCGACTGCGGCAAGCCCGAGATTTTCATGCCGCGGTTGTTGGTCATCTGCATGATCTGGATGCAAAGGTCTTCGACCGCGGTTTCAGAAAGGTCGGCGGCCGTGGTCAGAAGATTGCTCTGATTGCCGGACAACGTCGGATGCGCCGTCGAGAACAGCGACACACCATCGGCGCCCAGGTAGCCAGAGTTGAACCCCTGATTGTAGACGGCGGAAAGGATGTTTTCCTGGGTCTGACGCATGCTGAAGGCCAACTGCTGCGCCCGGCGGCGGGACACCACCTCGTAGAGGTCGTCTCTCAACTCCTCGAACGTCACGATGTAGCCCAGAGCGTAGGCAACGTGCGTGTAGCGGCTGACCGGCCCCTGCGCCTCAACGTCGTAGAATATCTGCTGGCCCTGCGGCTTCACCGGCGCGAGACCAAAGCCGGTGATCTCCGGCTCTTCCTCATACGCCTTGTCCGAAGTGTCGATCTCGAACAGATCGGGGTACTCGGGAACGTGCTCGCTGTAACTCCGTCCCCACCACCCCTTGACCCCCGGCCAGAGCGCCTTGGGATGGGAGCCTGTAGTGATTATGGCCATATTATCCTACTCCGTTGGACTGTTTCTGTAGGGCGAGCGCGGTCATCAGATGCCAGTGCTGTTGTTCCATGGGTGGATGCCGAAGTTCAGCGTTACCAGCCACTTCGCGTAAGCGGACCCGATGGTGTTATCCACCTCCTGGAGTCCCTGAATGATATGCAACTGAAGGTCGGTGGTCGCGACGGTTGAGCTGTCGAGCATCCAGCCGGACATCGCGGACGCGGTGTTGCCGCTTCCGGCGACCATGGACGCGTTCTGGCCGGATACGCCTGAGACCATAGAGCCGCCAACGGAGTCTTCTTGAACACAGTAGAGCAGTTCCGGATCGTCGCAGACGTAGATGTATGCGGCGGTCGAGGCTGGCAGGTAGACGCTGTTGCTTTGGAGCAGTGGGATCGTGGCCTGCCCGGCGTTGTTGGAGCGGCCCATAAACGCGCCAAGGATCGAGTTCGTGCTAGCCGCCGTGGCGATGCCAACCGTCTGAATGCCGTTTCCATCGGAGCTGTTGGTCACGGTGATGACGGGATCGCCGAGGTAAAGCGCTGTCGCGTTGCCTACCGGCACATAGTACGTGCGCACCGCGCCCCCCCAGGGAGCACCGGAACGATACGAATAAGGCTGTAGGCCGCGTGGGGAATTCGCGTTTGCCATGGGTCGTGACCCTCAGGATGTGGGATTGTGAAACGGAAGGGAGCGGCAGCCGGCATGAACTGGCCAGGCGTGCGAATCGGATCGTTGGGTCTGGGCTGCTTGCCCCTTCGGCTCGCTTTATCCTGGTGGCCCGGGCGATTTCTGTTCCCTGGCGCGGTCGGCTTAGCGTCCGGTAATATGAATTCCCGTCTGGGGAATATACCGATTGTCGTCTGCGCCGGGGCCTGCTCTGCCTGAGCGGATATCGTGTAGCCGGTGGTCAAGTGCGACTGCTTGCCGCATCTTATCTTCCTGATACCACCGCATTGGTATTTCCATCAAGTAGCTTGCGCGTCCCCGCCCATCGGCGCGATCGGTGATGCGATTCATGGACTCCCCGGTGTCGGGATCGATCACATGCGCATAGCCCGCGCGTTTGGCTCTGTTGATACGGCCGGGTATGTCGGAAAACCAGTACGGGCGATACCCGGGCCGGGCCGTATAGGCGAGGGTCTGTTCCTGATCGCCGAACGGGACACGATCGACAACCGCCGCGCCGCTCCGGCGGAACAGCGGATCGTCGTCTCGCGCGGCCTCGTCGTTCCCCTCAGGAAACATTGGATCGATCCGTCGCCCCTTCACACGTTCGCCCATAACTGGCTCGGGCGACTGTGGTGCGGCGTTCTGGTCGCCGAACACATCATCACGATTGCCGAATCTGGTCTCCGTCTGGCGACCCGACAGCCCGGTGAGTGAGCGTCCGTGCGCGGCGGCATCCGCGGCGCGCGTCATGTCGTTATCTTCGCCGGCGAGAACATCACGTAATGCCATGGTCAGGCTCCATCATCCTGGAATTGATCCCAGTAATTGGTTGAGTACTCTTCTTTTGTGAAGGGAGCGCCTTTCCCTTCGAGCAATTTCGCATATTTCGCGTATGCGTCCTTGGCCTCTTTCGGCATCGCGTCGAACGTCCGGCGACCGGTCGCGCGGCGCGGCACGGCGGCGGCGGAGCTTGCTGTCACGGTCTGCCTACCTGGCGGATCGTCATCGGGATCGTCGTTCTCTTGACGCGCTGGCGGGCGGCGCGGGGCGCCGACGCGATCCGGGAACTGCGCTTTCATCCGGCGTTCGACCTCAGCCAGGTTTTGCTCAAGACTGAGTTCGGGGCGTTTGGTACTGAGGCCGGTATGGATGATGTCGGCCTCCATCTGTAATTCAGAGTCCTGCTGGTACCAGGGATTGCGCGAGAAGAATGCGGCGGCGGCGGGCGGCGGCCCCGGATTGACGGGTTGCGACACGGGATCCGGACGAGACGGAGGCGCCGGGGCGGGCTTCGTCCTGTCGAGTTCGTCGAGTTCGGTCTGGGCTCGCTGATATGCAACCGTGTCCGCGTTAGAGACAGCGGTCGCTGCCTGCTCCCGCAACTCGCGGCGGGCGCGGTCATAAGCGCGCGTCTCCGCGCTGCGCGTCATCTGGGTAACGGCGTTCAGCGACTCCAGCGCGGTATCGAGCCGGCCCCTCAGTTCGCGGCCCTCAGTCGCCGAGGCGCGCTGCAACTCATCCAGTCGGCGCGACAGGGTATTGTTCCTGTCCGCGAGGATCGCCGGGTTATCGAGGCCGCGCGCCACGAACACGGCGGCCGGAACCCATTTGCTTTGATCCCGGAAGTCCTCTTTCGGTTTCCACCCATTGGCCCGGGCGATGCGCTCGACTTCATCGTCATCCTGGCTCTGGGACGGAACTCCGTCTCCATCATCGCCTGCGGCTTGCGTTCCTGACATTTGGTGTGCGCTCCTGGTGCATTCGCGGGATGTGCCAGGAATTCTCCTGCTTTAGCCGGCAGCGATGGCGGGATCCCTGTTGGGATAGTCGGCAATCCCGGGCGGCTCTTCGATACAGGCGATCGATTTGTCCTGCATGATCCGGTACAGCATGCCGTCGCGTCCGCTGTGTTCCTGGCCAACGTATTTCTGGAAGTACACCCGATCGCCGGCCTTTGGCCGCTCGCCGACCCATTTCACCAGCCGGTCGCTGTCATAAGCGAACGCCTGCGGCCCGACTGAGACCAGAATGCCGGTCGTCGCCGATGCTCCCATGCTTTCCTTGATCGAATCGGGAAAGATGATCCCGCCCTCGGTCATGTTCGGCACCTGGTCAGGGAACACCACAACCTTATCGCACAGCGCGCGGAGGCCGGAAGTGTTGCTTCCAGACCATTCCACCATGCTGTACGAGCCAAATTGCGTCGGGATGAACCGCGGCGGCAGATCGTTCAGTGCCTCGGGGCCGATGGCCATATTTTCAGGTCTCCTCTCCGTTGGGGCCGATCGTGCTGATCAGCAAGCGCGACCACACGAAACCAAGGTCGATTTGGTGAATGGCCGCCAGCGGGGAGGAGGTGCGAAACAGACCCCCTTGATCCATCGCCAGATAGGTCGTGGTATGAAACGTTGGCTTGTCACGCCAGTAAAGATTGAGGCGCTTCCAATATTCGCGGCCCGAGCGCAGGCTGGAAGCCCAATCCTCGACCTCATCGAACCACCATCGCACCGCGAGGCTTTCGCTCTGGAACATGACCAGGGCATCCTTCGGCAATCGCGCGCCGAGGCCATAGCTGGTCACGACTTCGTACGGCTCGCCGTTCGGCGCCGTATCCATGTCGCGCGCGCCCATGCCCATGACTTTGTCGTTTTGATCGGTCCAACCGGTCGCGATGCCGCGCTCTTCATGCACCGTGAATGTGGCGTTAATTTTCGAAACGGCTTCTTCTGGTGTCATGCCCGATATGGCTTCAGGCTATCGGGCAGATCCAGATCATAGAACAGCCGCAACTGATCCAACGTCATAGCCTCCATCTGATGCGCGCCGAGCAAGTGGCCTTTGACCTGCTCTTGCTGCGCGAGCGAGGCGCCGTTCACCAGCCACGCTTCCAGAATCTGGCGTTCGAGCGATGCGCGGAAGTCCGGGAGATACCGTCCGAATATCAGGTCGGTGACCGGATGGCGTTTCCACATAGCCCACTGCTCGGGGCTGAGTTCACGGAGAAGCGGGGGGACTCGCTCCTCCCCCGGCATCGGCGGTGGGACCGGCTGGCGGGGGCGATAGGGTGGCAATGGCATCGACCTGTGCTTTCAGGTGTTCAATATGTTGCTCCACCCACCCCAGTTGCGCGTCATTGTCAAGCTTCCTCGCCTGAGCCAACGCCAATTCGGCCTTGCATATCTCCCCGATGATCAGCGCCTTGTCATGTTCGTGGCGCAACATCAGTTCGATCATCTCCCGTTTCTCGCGGATATCCAGCTCGCGGCTTTTCAGCAGAATCTTTGGATCAGGCTGCGCCGGCGCCTCTGTCATGTAGCTTTCAGCGTCCGGGATCATCGCCGCGGTGAACGCGTCGAGAATGATTTTCTCCCCCTTGACGCGAGGATCATCCTTGAAGGTCAGCAGGAACTGTGCCCTGCCGAGGCGTTGCATGTCGGTAACCATCTGCGGATCACTGATCGGCTCGACGCCGGCGCCTTTTTCGTAATCTTCCCTGGTGATCGTCTTCCAGTCGCCGCCTTCCTGGTACTGCGATTCCTTACGGCTATACTTTCGGTTCAGCTGGTATTGTTTTTTGAACTCGTAGCCGAGCGAGCGGTGGATCCGCTTGTAGATCGCGGAGAACACCTTCAGGCCCTGCTCGATCACTGCCAGCGTCGTGATGCCTGAGGTGTTGTCGCCCGGCATGTCGCCGACCATGACGTCCTTCACGGAGGCGACACGTTCGCCAGATTCGATCAGGAATTGCAGCAACTGCATCAGGATCGGGTTGGGGCCAGGGAACGGTATCTGGTAAATGTTGTCGCGGATGTTCCCGCCGAACGTGTTGACCGGCTTGTACTCGCCATGGGTGAACCGGACCGTGCCGGTATTGATCGACAGCCCGGACCCGATGAAACCGCCGCCGACGATCTGAAGGTGCCCGGAGTCGATCATCATATTTATGGTGGTGTTCACCGCTTCGTTGATCGGAAACAGGAGATGCCCGAAGCCAAGATCGTAGACCTTGGAGTCGGGGTTCGGGATGAACCCGTATTTCGTATAGACAGCGACGACGTCGATTTTCCGAACCTGGCCCTTCCGGTTGAAATGCACCCCATCCATTTCGAAGCCGGCGACGATGCGCGCGAGTTTGCCGCTGTCGCGCGCCACGGTGATGATGTACGGCTCGGGATAGCCATCGCCATCCAGATCCCAGCGCCGATGCTGTTCCAGGAAGGTGACCGCCGCGTCCTCGTCCTGCTGGCTATTGGGATCGCGCCGCTTCTCGTCCTCCATGGTGACGCCGCTGTCATGGCCATAGGCCAGCGCACCGTCACCGTCCCAATCAATGAACAGACCGGAGCGGATCGCTGTCTCGATTTCGTCCGGGTACATCCGGATCGACTCTGTTTTTCGAGGCGATGTCTCAAAGCTCTTGGCGTAATAATTCACGCATAGCGCCAGTGCGTCGACAGTCTCGCTCACGTTCCGGCCGAGGCTTTGATCGTAGTAGGACTTGCGGAAATACGTGCCGACGATCGGGAGTGCCACCAGAAGCGTGTCGGTCTGCGGTTCCCATTCCTCTTGTTCGAACAGAAGCTGCCAGCTCATGTGCCGGCCGATGCGGAGCGCTCGCTTTTGCTTTGCCCCGGGCTCTTCCAGCCACTGCCGCGGCATCCCCGCCGGGAGCCCCATACCGGGGCCGGCCTGTCCTGGCGGCGGCATTCCGGGACCCGGCTGAGGCGACGCGGCCGGTCCTGACTGCTGCATAGGACCAGGGCCTGGGGGTTGAGCGCCAGGAGGCGGGCCGCCCGGCGGTGGCTGCCCTCCCTGCTGTTGCTGCTGCGCCATCGCCTGATCATGCGCGTGCGCGGCTTGTAGCAGATGCACAAACGCCGGATTGATCACGCCTTTGTCGTCGCCAATGACGGTGCCCTTGACGACGTTGCGATCTCGGATGATCGCCGGGTAAGCGCGGGCGGCAAATTGGATGGCCGCCGTCGTCATCAGCGGATATATGACATTGGAGTTGCCGCACCAGAGGGCTTTGCCGTTGCGGCGCACATAGAGTGTGTGGTGCGGTTCGACGGTGACGCAGGCGACCTCGCATGGTCCAAAGACCGCTTGCCGGTCCATTTTAACGACCTGGATACGGGACTTGCGGTTGATCGCGATCAGGTAGCAAGTTTGAGCCCCGGTGATTTGCCGCCCGTTGATTACCCCTCCGACGACCGCCGCTCTTTCCGCCACGGTCGCGCGCCAGCCAATCTTCTGACATATGTCCTGCATCTGGTCGGACAACCGGCGGGAAACAGTAGAATAGGACCAGCTTTCCTCCTTTCCATTGCGTTCCCGAATGCAGCCATCACCGGCCATCAGGCCATCAAGGAGGGCCTTGAGTACCGGAACGGACGCTGTCAGCAGGTAATCAGGCACATGTTTCTGGTGTGATAAACCAAGCGATCTAAGTTCGTCTTTCGCAGCATTGGGCATCGACCTGGCATGAACGATGTAACCGGTGGGCGTGGCTTTACAGGTGAACCTACAGGCTTCGATGTCGTGCCGAAGGCGTTCGAACTTTACGGGGTTGGCGGTCTGGCTCTGCGCGATAGCGAAGCTGCTCGGACTCTTTCCATAATCCCTGAAAGTTCCATCCTTCAATGTGTGGGTATTGTGTCCAGTGAAGGCCGAGCCCTCGGAGATGTACCAACCCAGGAATCGCGCGTACGCCTCCGCACTTACCCCATGGATCTCCGACAGGGGGTCGCCCGTCCACTGCGACGTAAGCGGGATGTATCGAAATGCCAGACGCTCCTCCAAGAACCGCCCCGCCTCGATGAAATGCTGCTTCTTCCGCTTGCCGAACTTGCTCTCGACCAACATCCTGTGGTTCGGCGTCACCATCAGGTCGATGCTCTTACCGGTGAAATGCACCATTGACAGAGCCGTGAACCGATGGCGCTCGGTCACCGGATAGAATGCCGCGGCACCGGATGGCGCGCGACTGAGGACCCTTTCACCGATGGCGATCTCGGCGACTGGCTTCCAACCCGAATCGGTCAGAACATCGGTATCGAGTGAAAAGCACGCCTCAGGCCATGGATAGGTTTTGTGCTCAGTGACCTGCAAAGCGCAGTCCAGCCACTTGCGATATTTCTCGCGCCAGTCGGCCCGGCTCAGTTCGTCGATGTCATAGTCAGAGCGCACCCGGGCCGCGATGCGCGCGATATCGTCACCGATCTCCGGGTTCGGTTCCATATTGTCGTCGGGATCGGCCGCGATGTTCTTCATGCCAACCCAGCGCGTCAGTTGATCGCGTAACTCTGGATTGGGATGATCATCAGGCTCAGAGGAGATGGGCGGGGACGCACCGGTCCCGCCGGCGAGGGCCGCGATAGAGGATATGCCGTTCGGCGGCGGCGGTGGGGCGAGCGTGGCACTCATCGGCGGTAGACCTCCGTGGTCAGGCCGACATCTCTATCACAGCCGGGACATAGTTCCGAAAGCGGCGTTTTCTGGCGCGCCTTTGAAGGATCGGTTTTCCGGTTCGCCGCGGCGGATGACGGCTCGGCCCAAGGTCGCCGTAACGCTGCACCGTGGCGCCAGCGGCAGTGTGAGGCAGATCACACTTATGCTGAGCGCGGAACTGGCCGGCAAACACCGCAATCTCGTTCCGTTCCATATCGTGGAGTTTGCGCAACGTCGGCTCATAACTGAAGCCCTGCCGGACCGCCCAGTTGTAGTGGTCGACGAACGCGAGGCAATTCACCTTGGTCGCGGTTTCATTGAACGCGCACCGCAGTGCCGGCGGGTACTGCTCGAACACAGTGAGTTCAACGTCAATCGGTACTTCAGCGAGCGGTCCGCCGGCAGTCGCCGCATTGGCCTGGCGCAGCCGCACAAGTTCACCGGTGATGCGCGGGACCATGATCACCGCAACGCCCTGTCCTCATACCTACCGCACCACTGGCCATCCTGCACGATGGGAAATTGCGTGAACGATTGCGGCGAGAGACCTTGTTGCGGCCCACGCGTCCCGGGCACCATCGTTGGGACCAGAAACATGAAGACCTCAGGCGGCTCGAACCGGCAGACGCGATCGACGCCTTCCTTGGCACTGAACTCACAGCCGGCGCATGTGCCGCGCGCCTTGAACAGCAAAAGACTGGACTTTACCGGGGCCAGGGTGCCCAGACCGTTCAACGGCTCGTCTTCGATTTCATCAGGCATCAGTTCATCCTTGTTCGGTATCGTTTTCGTAGTAGAATGCAGGACGGCCCGGCGTGCAACCGCCAGACCGCCCCTGACCACGAATTCCTTGCCTGGAGGAAAAGATGGCTGTCCGATCATTACCTTCTCAGGAAGACCTACGCAACCGTCTCGAATACAACTCAGAGACGGGTGAGCTTTTTTGGTGGCCCAGACCAAAGTCAGACTTCCGGTTTCTGCGCACATTCAACGCATGGCACACGCTGAACATAGGCCGCAGCTCGCCTTCACGGGGAATTTGGACGAGGTTCCTAATATCCCGTGACAGTCGAGCGTCGGCCCGCTGATATTCCTTCGTAATCTCTCTGCCGTGCCGCATCAAACTGCGGCCCAGTCAGGATGCCGGAGCCGAACACCCGGGTGGCGGCATATCCCAGCGCGTCCGCCACATGAGAAAATGAATTCTTGTCTGGGACCGTCGTGAACCGATCGCCGGTAATTCGAAGTTTTCTGTAGTGATATCCACCGAGAAAGGCTCTCCGAAGAATCTTGCAGCGCGGGTGCAGCACGAATTGCGGGCGCCCCTCTTTCAGCATACGGAGCGGCTTACGAACTGACTCAAGCCTGATCTCCAGGGTCTGAATGGCCGGTTCGATCGGAATGCCGAGCGCGTGCAGCACGTCGAAATAGGTCCGCATGTCGGTGGGCGAGCGCGACATACCCGCCGGATCTCCAACGTCCCAGAACTCGAAGCCCGGATAATACCGCGCGCTATGGTCGAGCACCGCCTCACCGATCGTGGTAGCGCCCATCTCAGTAGCCACGATCTCGTCAAAAACGATCCACTGGCCGCGCGGCGTGATCTGGGTAAACACACATGCCGGCGTCAGGCCGCTGCTATCCCAGCCACGGACGATCGGCAGATTCCTGATCGGCTTTGGCCAATTTTCCTTCTTCTCCGGGCAATGAATATCATCCGAATACTCCGGCCAGACGGCCTTTCCGTCCATCTCGAAGCCATATTCGCCGTGAATGTAGATCCGGATCCACTCCGGGCTCTTCCCAATGGCGAGACGTTCATAATACCCGGGCGGCAGGTTCCGAAGATTTTCCGCCGCGGCAGACAGGCCGGATGGCTGTTTGAACAACGCCCGGTACGTCTCGACGGTCAGACCCGTGAAATCCGGAACCTTGGCCAACTTCGCGACCGCCTCGGAATGGTCGGTCTCCTCGAAAAACTTGAACCATTCTGAGTCAACGTCAGGCTGATTGGTGTCCATCCACAAGCCGGACCAGAACACCGGAACGTCCTGACGGCGGGGATATCGGCCAAGGCGCCCCTGCAATGCGTCGATGATTTGCCAGGGCGTCTCGCGCCCTTCGTTCACCCAGGCGCCGGTCAGATCGAGCGACAGAAGATCGCGGATCTGGTCGGGCCGGTCCAGCGCGCGGAAGAGCACTTCGACCTCGGCGCCCCGGTCGTCACCTTCCCCTTTCAGGTTGCGGATCGTGTAATTGTGCTTCGATGGTGTCCAGTCGCCGAACTGGTGGGGTGGAAACCAACTCAGCCATGTACGCTCGGTGGTGTCCTCCAGCTGCTTGCTGGTCGACCTCACGACAGCATACCGACTGCGCCGAACACCGTCCGGCCCGCGTGGAACGGCTACGCCCCTCTGGGCTATTTCGATCGCGCACGCTGAACTTTTCCCGGAGCCAAATGGCCCCGATAGGCCCCTGATAAATGCGTCCGAGTCGAAAAAAGCTCCGATGGTCGGCATGTCGGAGCAGTTGTAGATCGCCATTACGGATGATGGGCGTGCGCAAATGCCTTGGCCAGACCGGCCATTTTACGGACGCGCGGGCTCTTGGAATGCCGGGCCTCGGCCATCTTCTTGGCTGGAATTTTATGGCCTTGTTTTACGCCCAGGGCGGCATGAAGCGCGCCGGGATGCTTTACGACCCCGGCCATCCACTTCTTCGGCTGCGTTGCCATGGTACCTCCGCTAAGCGCCTTCGGTGCATTGCCAGTGGTTATTGGCATCAGAACCCGACCAAGAGGCATTCGAATAAGGTCTGCGCATCAACCTTCACGGCAGGCAACCGGCGCCAGTCGCCGGTCTCGGGGCTCTTCACAAACCCCTTGGCCTTCAGTGACTCCTCGCCGATCGTGCCGTCTGCCACCTGTTGGCGGGTCGCCGTTCCAGCTTTGTAGATGGCGTGCCGCGCCGCCGTGGCCGTGTCCTCTTTCTTCACGGGATCAGCTTGTCACGGCCCGGGATCGGCCGGCGGTCGGTGAACCGTTTCGTGGTGAACGGCTTGACGGAGCGGAGGAACGCTTCCTCGGCCTCCATCACGCGGACACAGCCGGGATCGGGCGGCGTCAGCAGCGTGTTGAGGCGTTCGCGGATGGTCATCGGCTCAGGCGAGGCCGAGTCGAGACACCAATCGCCGTCGTCGCCGGGGTGTTTCTTGGCCATGGGATCAGGCTCCTCGATCTGGCAGGTTCAGCGCGCGCACGCCGCCGAGTCGACTCTGATCACGAACAACGTCGTGTGTCTCGGCGTCCTGATTGGGCGGCTGCCCCTCCATTGTTGGATCAGCGTCTGGCGGCTTGTAGGCGGCGCCGGACGGCGGATGGTACGCGTAATCGGCATTGTTGGTGGCCATGGGATCAGGTTCCTTGTGGCGCGACGGGCGCGGCCGGCAAAGTTGGATCCGGTGCGGCGACGGCGGGCGCGGCGGCGGGCGGCATCATCACCGGTGGCGCCGCTTGCATTGGCGGCATGTGGGCATGCGCCCCGGAATGATGGGCCATCCGGGGATCGGCGTGCTTTGATTCAGTCCTGGCCATTTTCCGTTCCCTTTGCACTGTCGGATGGCTTCGTAACCGAAACGTCTGGCGCCGGCGGCGGCGGGGCCAGCATCACCGGAGGCTCCCGAGCGAACACCGAAGCGGCTTCCGCGCCTGGAACGTGGGGTCCCCGCGGATCGTGCGGTTGCGTTTCCCCGACTGGCATCAGCGCTGCGACATCGGCCGGGACAGGCACGGGCGTTGAAGCGGACCCGCCGCCGCCGGTAGCCGCCGTCCTCATCGCGGCTGCCGGTATCTGGGGCGGATCGGTCGCAGGCGGCGGAAGTATGACACCCCCCGGCTGAGCCGCATCTTCTGTGTCGTGCTCCACCTTGACCATCTCGGCCTTCATGCCGGCGATGTCGTTCCGGGCAACCTTCAGTTCGTCCCGCATCTGGCTGAGATTGGCATCAGCTATCATTTTTGCCGCGGTCATGTCGGTCAACTGCTTGTCGGTATCGGCGAGCTGTTCCTGGAGCAGCGCGATATGGTCGGGCTCGGCTGCTTTGATGCCATCGGCGTCAACGGCCTCATTGGCGTAACTCTCGGCATTGTCTTGTTGCATGCCGAACTCAGCGATCAGAACGTTTTTCAGCGTCACTCGCAACCGGGCGATGCTACCTTCGGTGAACGTCCGGATCTTGTCTCCGAGGTGGACGAAAACCTTGGTCGGCTGATCGGACAGCGCGTGAAAGGTGATGTTCGGGACCGGGGCCAGCACGGGTTCGTCAACCATCGTCAACTCCTTTTTTTCAGGAAGCCCACTTCGCGCGCCGGCGGCTTGCCTTTCGGGGCGGCGGCGGCGGCCGGCTTGGTTCCGGGCCGTTCGGCCGCGTATTCCTCGCGGTGGTAGACCTTGCCGCGAGGCGTCACGCCAGCCCGCGTCACCAGGAAGCCGTTATCGATCCTTCGGACTCTGACTTTCTCGGCGGGCGCCTCGGGCTTTGCCATCGGCTACTTGCTGTGCTTCTTGCCGTCGATGTGATGCGGCCGCGTTTCCTCGGACATCTTGTCGCTGTGATGATGATGAGGGCCGTGATGCGAATGGGCTGTTGCTCCCATCATTCCCTTCCCTTGGTCGAGGGCGGGCGGTCCGGAGCGGTGTTCGTCGGCCAGGTGCATGCCGTCATGGGGCATGTGGTCGCCGTGGTTGCCGACGATATGCGTCCCCGGCATGGAGCCGACGCCGAAGTTTTCGCCCTTCATGGCTCCTTCTCCTTCACCCATACGGTGGCGCTGGCGGACCGCGCCGCCTTCTCCGCTGATTTCCCGGCCGGGCGCGTGACTTGAATTCTCGGGCATTTTGGAACTCCTGTGGGATACCTTTGATTTGCTTGCCCGCTGCTCGCGGTAGGCGGCGGCCTCGGCTTGCTTCGCCGGGTGACCCGCCCGGATCATCTCGGCAATATTCTTACTACGAGTTCGGCCTGAGGTGCCAGATGTCAATGGCATCAACCGTTGCCCTTCGCCCGCTGTTTGATCTGCGCTGGAGTAAGCCGGATGGTATGGATGGCTACCGTCGTCGGCGGCCCGTTCCCTTCGGCCTGCTCGTGACGGACGGCGAGCACGTCGCCAAAGGGCGCCAGTTCACGGACCATACGGTTGGGATCCAGGTGTCCGGCTCGACCGATAATCTCGGTGCGGCCATTGGCCCGCTTGATCACGATCCGGCTGTAGGGGCCATTCGCCATATCTTATCCGATGAAAGGACCGCGCCGCCTCGTCCATTGGCACATTGGGTTGGTCTGACGGCGCGGCCAAGGTTCAGATGTGTTCCGGGAAAGGAACAGGCGGACAGTGATCCAGGCGACGTCCCTCTGTCAATCATCCTCTTGCGGTTATGAACTTCGACCGTATAGAATTATCATCATCACACGGGAGACCGACATTAATGCATACGATTACCGAAGGCTTCAACGTTCTTGCAGAAGCGTGTCCGGATATGACCCTTCGGCAGGCTGCGATCCTGTTTCATTGCGCCGTGACGACCTTGGATCGTGATCGTCAGGTGCGCGAACTCGCCATCCACTTCAATTGGTTCCGGCCGGTAATCTCGCGGGCGGGGTTGAAAATGTCGAATGACGGGTTGATCAAACGCAGTCAGATCCCCGGAGACCGCCGAACATCCGTGTTCACGGTGACGGACGCCGGGCATCGGCTGATCCAGAGCGTTCTGGGCGAACCCGCGAAACCCGAGAAGGCATCACCGAAACGCCGGCGCGGGCTGCGGTGAAGGCGTTTCAGGTAGTCATTTGACAAGGATCGTTCCGAAGCCTGTCACGCGGTCAAAGGGCGGCTACCGGCGCAAGCCGCGGCGCATCACCCCGTTCGTCATCGATAATTACTGGCCGGGCGGCCAAAGGGTAGCATCTCTTCGGCGCCATTGGGGTTCCCATAAACCCTGCTGGGACATCATCGACCGGATCAATGCGTTCCCCGCGCCAAAACTGGTGACCGAATGGCAGTGCCGGATGATGGCATCGCACTTAGGATTGCGCAGGCCGCCAGACAGCCGCGCATTTGCCGCGAACAACAGGAAAATGGACGCCGCCACGATCGCTCTGCGGGTGCGCAACCGAGGCCCCCAACCTCAACCCATGTATGCGTACGAACCTGTGCCGCCGGATCACGCCGGCAAACTCCGCAAGGTCGGCCGCAAACCTAAGCCGAAAAAACCAAAGAAGCGGAAGACGCCTCTGCCGACAGCGACGGAGGGTCTGGTGGCGGTTGGGCGTCAATCATGGTTTGTAAAGGCTGGGCTCCATCGACGACCCGGTAAACGACAGCCCGGAAAGGGTCGTAAAGCGCGTCGAACTGCCGCCCAGAAAAGCTGATCGTCCAACGCTCCATGCCGTCGCGTATCTGTCCAACATATTCAGCAGCGACATGATCTCGATCGCAACGTTTTCCATCTGTTGCAAAATGATCAGTGATCGCCAGGAATACCGCGCGCCAATCCGCCCCTGACAGGTCAAACCCGCGCTGCCAGGCGCCATCTACGGCGGCCCCGGTGCAATATCCCGGGGCGAGTGTGTGTTCGCTCATTATCTTTCTCCTTGCGTCAAGATCATAACCCTGAGAATATGATCAGGCAAGAGAATGATCAAGGAGATCGCCATGTCGCCGCGAGAAGTTGTCGAGAAGTGGATCCTCCAACCATACACCTTTACCCTCAGTGCATCCGCCATGGCCGAGTTGCTGTTCGCTCGCCTGAAGACCGAGGGCTTGTTCATCGGCCCGCTCGTGTCCACGCCTGAGATGGAAGCCGCCTACGTCGAAGACGCGTCACATAGCGGATCTGGACGCGCTGAAACCTGGGATGGAATGGTCCAGGAATGGCTCCGGACGGAGGGTCAGTGAACACCCGCCGCCGATCAGCCACACCTTATATTATAGACGGAGGCGGCCCCTGGATATCGGGGCCGTTTTTCATTCCATCTCCGGGTTGAGCAGCTTCCTGATCTTCTTGCCGGTCGCCACGCGATAGGTCATCGACCCATCATCCGTCGATCGCCCGGGAACTCGCGGAACGGGTTGTGCTCCGGCTTCTCATCGGGGTCGGTGAATGCCGCCGGACGCTTCGCCAGCGCGTCGTGGAGACCCATTATTTCAACCTCAAGCGCAATGACGGACGCGAGCGCGTCTTGCAGTGCCTCGACCAGACTCTCCGTCATGTAGGCCCGCTCTTGCCATCCCCGGGCAACGCTCGACCAGGTGTCGCGCTCGTCTTTCAGTTGCTCGACCTGGGCCTCGGCCTTGGAGGCCCGATCCCCCTTGACCCGCGCATCCTCACTCGCCGCATCGCGCTGTGCGGTCAGTGCGGCAAGCTGACGGGCGTGGATGCTGTCCGACGAACGGCCCCATGTCGCCGCCGGCGGATGGGGGATTTCGTAAATCTCTTTTGTCAACTCAATCCCGGGCAACGGTCCTAACGCAACCTCCCCACCGGGATGCAGGTTCGCGGGTTGAGGAAAAGACGGAACCGAAATTATGAACTCATTCTCCTCTAAAGATTGAAAACCAAACAACTCACTCATGTCGCTGTCCCTCCCTGTTCATGACTTACCTCGCTCCCAGCCGCCATGCCGCCAATCCCAAAGCCGGCCGCTATCCGCGTGGCATTCGAAATCCTGACGTCCTCAAGCAGACGCTCAGCCCCGATCTGATCGGCTTCCGCCGCATTTAATTTTGCGATGTGTGCAATGTCCGGCTTGTCGATGTCCACCCTTGTCGCGTTGCGAACATCCGCCCACTTCCGGAAACAGACTTCCCCGCCTGGAAGCAAACCAACACACGCGCGACCAACATGCGTTTCCTCAAAAGTGTGCCCAGCTATTAACGTACTCATGTCGCCGGCCCTTCCATGTTTATTACATTGCGAACCGAAGTCGCATGCCAACTGCCACCACGAAAAGCCGCAATCCCACACTCATTCAAATAATCCGCCATCGAACGATACGACGCATCCGGATGAATATCCAGAAAAGGCGTCAAACGACCCCGAACCTTTGATGCAAACTCCCGAGCTAACCGACCCATCGACGCACCACCAATGATCCGAGCCTCAGCTAACCGGGGATTGCCAAGAATGACCCCGCGAGCCTTCGCCGCAGCTAACGCAACCTTCGTCCGTTGAGATATTACCGAACGCTCACGCTCCGCAAACGCCGCGTAAATGTGCAGCATGAATGGGTCAGCATCCGCTCCTAACTCCGCTACAATGAACGGAACACGGTGAGACATTAACCCGGATATAAAGTGAACGTCCCGACTTAATCGATCCAGACGAGCTACAATCACCGGAGCACGACGATCCCGCGCAAACCTTAATGCCTCCGCTAAAACAGGCCGACGATCTAACGCGTCCGAACCCTTCCCAGTCTCAACCTCCTGAAACTCCCGGATAATCTGAAAATCGTTCGCCTCCGAAAATCGTGATACCGCAGAACCCTGAGCCTCAAGACCAAGACCAGACTTCCCCTGACGATCCGTCGAAACACGTAAATACGAAACAGCAACCCTCATCCCAGAAAACCCTCCACCAATCCGTAATCAGAAACTCATACCCTGACCGTTATATACAACTACCATACCACTGGCTAAACCGACAAGCGATAATCATCTCCGCCGCGTTAAGATGTCAGCGCAAGGTCATTGCATGCGCGAATAGACCAATCCTATAAATTTCAGTAATTTTTTCCAGAGAAATCGATCATTACGTTATAACCGGATGGGCGCCGCAGATGGGATTTTGGTGTGAGGCGGGGGGGACCCGTCCACGTTCATGCTTCGGGATCGTTGGGGGTGCCGGTGCCCTATCGACCGATCCGCTGGCCTGGGCCTGGGACGGGCGGCCGGCCGAGCCTGAGGCCAGGGACGGGCCGGCCTGAGCCAAGCGCGCGGGGGCAGGGAGGGAGCACGCGGCGCCATCAGGCGCCATCAAGCGTGCGATGCCGATTAACCTGAGGCCAGGATCTCTTCGGACCTGAGGCGAGCGCGCGAGGCGAGAGTGAACGCCTGGGGCCAGCGCTCCACGTGGAGCATGCAATGGGTATACGGTGGAATAGCTACCCAGAACCTATCGCTGAATAACCAATGAAACCAAGTGATTAGGTTGTTCCGGCTTGTCCGCGATCCAACCCCTGAGCCGCGCAAGGTTCATCAGTGCCGCCTGCTTGTCCCCAAGCTTGATGGTGACCGTTCCATCCGCGCGGGAGGTGACCTCGGTGATGGCGCGGTGAACGTCCGGGGAGATATCGGCCGAGTCGCGGAACGTCAGGACCTGCCTAGTACGTGCCTTGTCCGCTGGATCTGCGGTCGTGCTCCAATCGGCTACGTCCCGAACCTGGGCGAACGCTATCCGCGTCAACTCCTCGGCCGCACGGTCCGCCGTCGCACCGAATCGCTCTGCTGCATGTGCGAGCGCCCGACCCGCCATTTCCTCGACATTTCCCTTAATTCTGACCATTTCCGGGGTCCGCATAAGGAGAATTCCGATTTGTGTAACGGCGCCCGATGTTCGTTGCTCGTTCGGGAAGGTTTTTCTGACCGCGGCGGAAATATTGCCGCCGTTCCGGAGGTACTCGGTTCCGAAGGCTGCGACGAACTGTGGTCGGGTATATTTTGAGGCTGCCATGTGGTTGATATTGCGGGCATTTGGATTGTCGTCAAGGGGGATGGCCTCGCGTGCTCGGCCCGGTTGTCATCTTCCCGGGAGATTTCCTTGCCCGAATATCCCGGGGAGTTTGAGGGGCAGCGCCCCTCTGGGGAGTTTGAGGGGTTTCCCCTCATTGGGAGATTATTCAGGCTCCGACGTTTCCTCTTGACAGGCGGTTGATCAACGATCAAGAGCGAAGCGGGAGACAGGTACCTAAGTACCTACCTTCTGAGTCTGTATCCGCGGGCGCACGCATAATGCGGGCGGGCGGGCGCGCCTGGGGGAAGAGATGCGAGATAACCCAACCGGTTTGGATTGATCATATGTCGTGGAATGGTCCGGCTGATCGCGGGAATAAACTGGTTCATGAGAGAGGTCTTGGGCGTCAGTCTGGCGGGCCGGCTGGTCTGGCGGTTTCTCTTCGGACGATCGAGAGTGATGTCCGGACGGTCGTGTCGGGAATGTTGGCGCGCGGGATCCATCGCGAGCGCGTTGCAGCCCTGACCGGGGCTCCCCTTCAGATCGTGCGGATCATCGAGGCGACTCTACGGGTCTGATCTCAACATTGGTGGTGTGGTTTGGACATGGAAAAGCCCGGCTTGTGACCGGGCTTCTTTGTGTTAGTGCGGTTAGTTCAGCGCGAGTATTGCTCCATTGCGCGGAGCATGGCGTCACTGTCGTGCCATCCCGAGGCCCAACTCCACGCAAAGGGACCTTTCAAATAAGGATTTTCAGACAGTTGTAGTCCATTGTTGCGGGCTTCACGTCCTTCTTTATATGCCATCGTGCGGGTTCCTTCGAGTGTTAGTGGTTTCAGCGGGCTCCAGCGGTCTTCCAGGGAGACACGGCGATCGCTGCGAGGACTGCGAATACGGCGTAGATTGCGGCAGCGGCGCCATCGGGGATGCTGGTTGGGTATGGGACGATCTTATCAAAGGCCAGCATGATGAGGAGCCATGCGAGGGGGCGCCACCAATGGGGGCCGAGAATACAGAAGAACAGGCCGACTGCCAGGAGGACACAAAATGTCATGAAGCGGGTTCCTTTGGGTTCAGCCCCTTGCCGGGCATACCCTATTATATAGACCCCATGCGCCATGACCGTCAAAGGTTTTTTATGCTAGATCACCATAATAATGTTTGACGGCCGATCAGGTGATATGCCATAACAGGTCACCGGAAAGGCCGGACGCCTGGCAAGGGGCGCATCAGATCAAAGGACAACCCGCACAATGGCAACCTACCAGATTGAAGTTGAGTGTACGGCCGTCGCTCAACTGACCGGCCGCTTAGGAATTGCACTGGTCAACTTTCGCGGCCACGATTATCGCGTAGATCTTGGCGGGAGAGAGATCATCACCCGCGACGGATATCCTTGCGGCATTGATGCCCTACCCGGACCAGTCTGGGCGTTTGCGACCAAACAATACGCCGATCTATTGGTTGCTCACCGGAACCGACAACAACGCGAAAATTATTTAAAGGATCTCGTACAATGGCACATGAACTCAGCATGATAAACGGATCGGCGCAGATGGCCTACGTTGGCAAGACGCCATGGCATGGGCTGGGCCAGTCCCTGGCCGCGGATGCCACTATCCCTGAATGGTTGGCGGCGTCTGGAATGGACACCGAGTTCAATTCATCGGCCTCTAAACCCAGGAGGTACCACGCCATGAAACGTCTTTTTCTCGCATCCGCGTTGCTTGTCACTCCGATCGCGGCCCACGCGACGGAATGGCAAACCGGGAACACTTTGATGCGAAACTGTCAATCGTCCCAACCCGCTCCCTACGGGGTTTGCCTCGGGTACATCGAAGGGATTGCCGGGGTGTTGGGTCTCAACCCCGTTAATGAGTTTCAGGCATGCATCCCAACTGGCGTGGAAGCGGGACAACTCCAGGAGGTCGTGGTCCGGTTCATCGCAAGGGATCCGACAACCCGGCACATGGCCGCAACCGGCATTGTCGCCGCCGCGTTCGCCGCCGCATGGCCTTGTCCGAAATCGAACACCTGATGACCCGCGCCGAATTCAGCACGGGGTTGAAGGCAGTGGGCATGTCGCGGGCAGACTTCGCGCGGCATGTCGGAATTCATCCAGCGACCGTTTATCATTGGGGCGGCCCCGGCAAACCTTTCCCCCAATGGGCAACCATGCTTCTCGCGGCATGGCTGGACAATATGCGATTATCACATAAATATCGGGACGCCGCCGCCATGATTGCATGGATTGACGGGTACCAGTCAGCCATGAATGGAGCGATCACGCCATGAGCGTTAAATTAAATGGTCACGAGTACCGCGTGGTCAGGCTCGGGAATGCCCGCGTTGTCATCTCCCGTGTTTCCCCTCGTCAATGGCGTCTCGCCCCTGCCGACGTGTCGCGCGCCATCATGGCAGGCTTCCAACTGAGGATCGTAGCATGAACAATTCAGCCGCCCGCCGCACTCCGGCCGGTAACCATGGCCACGTGATCGCGCTGACCACGCTGCACCCGACGCCAGATGATCTGAGGCTTCGGGCCGTGTTTTGGCGCAAATATCTGGGGGAGGAGTCGCCCAACCTATCGACCGAGCAATGCCGGGCCGTGTACACAAATTGTGTTGAGATGCTTGCTCTCGCAGATAGGATGGAGCGGCCGGCCCCGCCCGTTCAACTCGTCGCCCGTCGCGAAGATGCCCTCGCCCCGGTGCGCGCCGCGCGCAAGCCCATGAAGCCTGCCGCGATCGGCGCGGAACGATTCTGGACTCTGCACTCTGACGCAGTACGCGCCATGGTCGCCCGGCATGGCCTGAGCTGGAAAAATGACCGTCCCGATGAAACAGTCGAGATCACGTTGCCATCTCGCCTGTGCTCCTACCTTGGCCCGCTGGGCGGCCGGATCCGCTGGCGCCGCGATCATCGGGTCCCGGGGCCAGAATATTGGCCAGGTGGCGCGCTTCCTGAGGGCGTGGAAGCGCTGCCATCGGCGCCGCGGTATGATGGACCCATGGGCGATCTGCACCCGTCCATCGTCCGCGTCAGGCTTGCGCAGCAGGAGCAGATCGTGATCGATCGCCAGATGCGGCAAGATGTAAGACTACGCGAAGCGGATGAACGTGAACTGGTCCGCGCGTTCTGCCCGTTCTATCCGAGAATAGAAATCTGACCTCAGAATTGATCGTCCAGCGCGCCGACGATACGGTTCGGCGGCTGGAATGCCGGGCGGGGCGGGGGCGGCGGCATCCTCACATTGGCCTTTGGAGTTGGCGTAAGTGCCCCGAGCAAGCGGCGGACATCTTCAGCCACCCCCATCGCTTCGGCGAGCTTGCCTATTGCCCACCGCGCGCCAGACCGTTCGTCAGGATTCATGTCGGCATCGCGGTGTACCACCAGATACTGCTCCGCGATCTTTTTGGCGATATCATCCATCAGCATAACGCGAACCTCCTCTGTCCCGTTTCCGGCCGGCGGATGGAATCCTGAGGCCAGTAATTTCCCGGCCACGTCATCACCTGCCTCGCCGGCGGCAGCCTCCTCAATCAACTGCGCGGCCTCGTCGGCATCGTCATTCGGAACCGGGACCGACGCGACAGCTTCAGCAACGATCCTGAGATATTGAAGCCAACGCTCGTCGATCGAACCTTTCAGAGCGCGAAACTTCTGGAGGTGCGGCGGGCCCCAGCCCACGCGTTTTGATACCTCCATCCAGCTCCACCCGATCACGTTCTTCAGCGTCTCAACCTCTTTTACGCGTTCCACACTGATATGGTCCATATTCAGGTTCTCCATTTTCATAACCGTTGACACAATGGCAATCATTTCGCCATAAGGCAGACGCGGGATGTGCCCGACTCTTGCCAGACGGTCACAGTGAGCGTTCAGGGGATTACCTTGAACGCTCATTCCTTTTTTTTGGCTGATTATCCTCTTAAGCCGTAAAACCCCGCCGTTCAGGGCGGGGATATAAGGCCCCTTGCTTCTTAGACTTCGGAGGTATATATCTAACTGATGCTCAGCGCAACCCGAATCCGCCTCTATCCTACCGATGAACAGGCCCATTCTTTGGCCGTTCAGTTCGGTTGTGCGCGGTGGGCGTGGAACAACGCACTCGCCCTGACGGGTGATCTCTATCGTACCACGGGCAAGGGGCTGAACTATCACTCGATGGCGATCCGGCTTCCGAAGCTGAAACAGGAGTTCGAGTGGCTTGGTGACGCGGACAGCCAGGCGTTGCAGGCGTCTTTGCAAAACCTGTCGCGGGCGTTCGAGAATTTCTTTGCCAGGCGCGGCAGATACCCCCGCTTCAAGTCCAAACATGGGCGCCAGTCGATCCAATATCCGCAACGAGTGAAAATCGAAGGTGCCAGCATCTATCTGCCGAAGGTTGGCTGGGTGAAGTGCGTCGTGCATCGCGAGATCGTTGGCAAATTCAAAACCGTGACGGTCAGCCGCAATGCGTGCGGGCAATTCCATGCCGCTATCCTGACCGACAATGGTGAGCCGTTGCCCGCCGTTTCGACGGACGGAAAGGCCATCGGCATCGATGTTGGGCTGACGCACCTCGCCATCACCAGCGACGGATCGAAGTTCGAGAACCCCCGCCACTTGCGCAAGGCGGAGAAAAACCTGAAGCGCAAACAGCGGACGCTCTCCCGCAAGAAGAAAGGATCGAACCGCCGGAACAAAGCCCGGCAACTGGTAGCGCGAACGCATGAGCGTGTTGCGTGCGCCAGACGCGACCATCTTCACAAACTCAGTCATCGGCTCGTAAGCGAAAATCAAGTCATCGTGGTCGAGGATCTGAATGTGAAGGGGATCATGGCGAACCACTGTCTCGCGAAAGCCACGGCTGACGCGGGATGGGGCATGCTGATGGGCTTCATCGAATACAAGGCCGCACGCGCCGGTAAGGCGTTCATCAAATGCAGCCGCTGGTATCCGAGTTCCAAGGCGTGCTCCGAATGCGGTTCGATCTGCGACAAGATGCCGCTCGATGTTCGGACATGGACGTGCGCTCATTGTGATGCGCACCACGACCGAGACATCAACGCGGCGAAGAACATCCGCGCCGAAGGTCTGCGGATATTGGCGGCAGGAACTGCCGTTGCTGCTAGTGGAGGGAACGTTAGTCCTAAACCGAGGCGGAATCCTCGGTCCAAGGCAGTTCCCGTTGAAGCTGGAAGCTCCGTCCTTTAGGGGGGAGTAGTTCACCCGCCGAGCGTAAAGAAGGCCAGCGCTCCAATGACCGTAAACCATATCGCCAGCACGATTATGAGCCGATTACGTATCCTGCGCCTCTGGCGGTACATCTCGAAATCGTGCCGCGCGCGCTCGACCGCGTCATGGTACGAGTCCAGGCGACC